TGAAGATCTTGCGAGACATCTCGGCTTGCTCCAATGCCGCTAAGTGTACTTCTTTCGTTCCTGCCGTGTGTTTGGAGTTCAGTATATACTCCTGGGCGGCCTCGATCTCGTACGGGGCGACGTCGTACTCCTTGAATTTGGGGTAAAACCCGGCCGCATACTCTTTTGCGAACTCTATGAGGTTGAGGAGCTCGGGTTGGTTGGGGTAGATCGTGGGGACGACAGTGCGGGTGATGTACGCGTGGGTGGTGTTGAGACGGCACCCGCATGTGAGGTCCATGCACTGGTTCTTTGGGATAGGCCCGAAAGTCCTCACGATCTCGTTCTTGCAGACGTTTTCACTCCTGGGCCATTTGGTGATAGCCATTTCCGATGAGACCTTGTAGGTGAGGGGGGTGAGATTGCAAGTTGTTTAGATGTAGGCCCTATTGCCATCTATGATCAGCTCCGACTTGCGGGACGGTTAGGCCTTCAACTCCTTGTTCACGCGCTCTTCAATCTCGATGACTTTTTCCAGCTGCGCCTCCGTCATGCTCACGCTGGGTTGGCGGATTTCGACTCCATCGAACTTGGCCCCATCGATCTTGGGTTAGATAAGGTAGTTCTCAATTTTCTGGAGACCGGCGATGACCTCAGGGCGCGCCAGGAACTTGTGAACTTTGCACTGGCAGTCTTGGAGCTTCTCCTCCTCACCCGTTGGCTGCCAAGCGTACGCGTGGTGCTGCTCAACGAAGATGGTGATGATCTTCAGTCCAGTCCTCTTGGCTCTGCATACTGCGAGGCGGTTCTAAAGACACTGGGCGTTGAAGGCGTGTCTGGTCAACACTCGCACAGCGAATTCCTCGGATATCGTGTCTATCTCATTCATGAAGAAGCCTTTCTCGATGCTCGTGCGGAACTTGCTGAAGAACCTGGGGCTTGTGCTTTGTAGCAGGGCGCAGATCACGTGCCACGAGGGGCGCGAAGGAAGGCACATGCCTCGGTCTCTCCCCAGTTCCACCGCGATTGAGACTGGGACGCACCTGTTACCGTTCTCAGTGCTGCCGCAGTCGACAGGGTAGTATCGAGCGCCATCTTCACCGTTGCGGACAATGTCCCTGAAGACATTCGCTGGGAGTACTGCAGCCCTGCCATGGGGGCACCTCAAGTCGACTATGCCGTCCTTTGCTAAGTCGAAGAGCTTGGGCAGGTGGCGCGCTACGACAGCTTTAGTGCAGCGGAGCTCTTGTTTGTTTCCAACGAGGATTTTCATCTCGTATTCAAGTGGGGAAACGATAGGCTCGTGGATCTTTTGCTCGAGTTCGCGGAGAAGTTGGCAGTCGCGGATGGCATAGTCTATCTCAGTTGGTGAGAGTGAGGGTTTAGAGAATGCGGCGTAGTCGATGCCCGTGGCTTTCCTTCTAAGGTTGTACAAGGCTGCGTAGTCGCTGAGTGAAGCCATAGCTGTGCCGACGCAGGTGATAGCTGCCAGCTGGAGGCCAAGGTCACGCGAGAACGGGAAGCCTTTCTCCAGGTCGCTTTGGAAGTAGACAACCTCAGTATTGCATAGCGCCGCGATGAGTATTTCATGGGCGCATTTCGGGAGGGCATGCCACAGGAGGCTCTTTCCTTCTGCGTTGACGATGGAGACGGCATTGCGCTCGCGGGTCTTCGGGTTGGCTTCGTAGTCGAGGTAAACGCTCGCGCCCGCATTATTCTTAATCCAAAGCAAGGCCGTCATCATGTCCGTTGTGGTGACATTTCCTTCCAGAGTTGGTTCGTCGTTACCTCGGACGAAATCATCCCCTGTGTTGAGGTAGTTCTCGGGCTTCTCCAGCAAATCTTCGGTGTCGAGGAGGTCAGGCAGGTTGGCCTGCATTTAGGGTGCAGTTGCATTCACTGACGCGTTTTTCCCTGTTGTGAC